TAGAGGTACATATGGAGCAAATACCGCACCAGTTTCAAGGAATTGAGATCCTCTATAACCCATTAACATTAAGTTTTCAGTCATGTAAGGGTTTTTGTAAACTGTGAAACGGTTGTTCATTTGACCAGCTTTTTGGATACCAAATGCGTAGCTAGCTTTTGTTACATCACCATCAGAAGATGAAGCAAATCCTGGGATTGATTCAAGGATTGTAGCAACTGTTGGAGAACATACGATGAAGTTTGCACCACCACGTAATGTCTTTTGGTGAATTTTATTAGAAACTTTTTGCATTTTAGTTCCTAAAGTTTGGAACCACTGACCTTGAGTGTTGTAGTAACCTGCATTATCATATCCTGATTTGGAAGCATTTAATGCACGGTTACTTGTAGCATACCAATATTCATCCCATGCAGAAGCATCTTGGATTAACATATCGATTACTTCAAGATCAATTTCTAATGCGATATATTCACTCATGATTGAAGTTAATTCAGCTTCAGCATCCAAAGATTGGTATGCGTTCAAATCTTGAGCGAATTCTGGTGTCCATTGTGCTTTTAACTTACGAGTTTTAGCAACAATAGCCTCAGATTTCATTTGAATGTTGATTTGAGGAATAGCTAAAGCATCAGCAGCTGTAGACTCAGCGTTTGGATAACCAGCACCACTGTTATCTTCAAAATCACCTCTGAAATTGTCAGCTGGTTGAAGATTATAGAATAAAGTACTAGTACTTGCAGCTGAACCAGTACCTGGGATTACAGTTGTACCAGCAGCAGTTGTATTACCTACTGAACCAGAGAAAATAAATGAAACTGTTGATGAACCATTAGTAGCTGTATATTGAGGTAATAAACGAGCATAAATCTCAGAGCCTGGAGAAGTTACAGATCCTGAAGCTGGAAGGAATGCACGAACACCTTTAAAGTCAGGACGTAAAGCATTAGTACCAGTACCAACAGTAACAGTAACTTTTGAATAATCACCAGCAGCAATAGATGCAGATAAATCACTGTTATAATCAACATCTTGCCAAGAAGCAGCTGTACGAGTTGTAGTTACAGAAGCTGAGAATTGGTTGATTGAATAAGCAAATCTACCAGCACCATATAAACCTTGAGAAGCGTCAGCATTTACTCCTGGATTTGTGTTACCATACATAGATGAAGTAGCACCATAAGTGTCACCACCAGGTCCAAATGGGCCAGATGGAGCTGCTTTGCTAGAAGCACCATATTGGAAATCTAGGAAGAATACAAGACCAGAAGGCAAATTCATTGGTTGTACAGAAACGAATTCTTTAGATGATAAAGAACCGAATACTTTACGCACCAATGGAAGAGCTACTCCTGCCCATTGCTCACCTTGTCCTACTTGGAAAGTACCACCACCTACGTTTGTAGAAGATTGTTCAACAACAAGTTGTTTTGCTTGGTTTTCAAGGATCATAGCCATGTTGTTTTTCTCAACTTCGCTATTCAATCCTTCTAATAATCCCGTTTTTGCCCATTTTGCGGACATACGAGCCGCGTCGCTTTGCATGTTTTTCCATCCAGAAGCTGCGCTTTCTAATAAAGAATTAATACTTGACATTTTGTTTGTTTTTTTGTTTTTAAATTAAAATTAAATTATTCCAGCCAATTTTTGCATTCTTGTAAATGCATCGTTTGACTCAACGATTGGTTTGTTAACGTTTGGTGTAACGGTCGATTTAGAAGCACTACCTAAGTTTTCTTTAATTACATTTGATTTTACTTTAATTCCCTCGTTTAAAGTTTCAAATACTAATTTTACTTCACCTACTGTAGTAGCTTTGTCAAACGAACTTAACACTTTTACTTTTTGACTTTCGTTCAAATTTTTAGATTTGAAGATTTTGTTAGTGTAAAGAAGTTTAGCATTTAACAAATTAATCTCGTTAAGTTCAGACTTAAGAGTATCAATTGTTTTATGTGCTTCTTGAAGTTCAGTTTCTGCAACAGATTTTGTTACTTCAGCTTTATCTTCTGCTGCTTGACCTTCCTCAGAACTTTTAAATGAAGCATCTTTTGCAGCTATTTTTGCTACATCAGTGTCTTTCATTGATTTGAGTTTTTCGTCTTTTTTATACTTACGATAAGCATTAGCTACAATACCTGCAGCAACTGCAAACGGAGCAGCAAAAACTGGAATACCCGACATAGCTGATACTAATCCATCGTTAGAAAGAAGATCCCATAATTGGAGTCCAAGGGCTTCATTCATTTCTTCCTTTTCTTCGTACATTTCTTTGTCTTCCATTTCTTCGATTTCTTTTAAGAGTTCAGCTAAATCTACTTCTTCCTCTTCTTCTTCACCTTCTTCTTCACCTTCTTCTCCAGCTTCAAGTTCACCGGATTTGATCATTTCTTTAATGACATCTTCGATGATATCTTTAAGATCTTCATCTGTCATGTCTTCGAGGTCTAGTGGTTCACCTTCTTCTTCACCTTCTTCAGATTCTTCAGATTCCTCAGATTCCTCTGATTCTTCTTCTTCACCTTCTTCAGCTTCGTTTAGGGCTTCATCCATGTCTTCCTCTTCTTCATTTAGCTCTGCTAAAAGCTCTTCTAAATCAACTTCCATCATGTCTTTATCTTCTTCAGCAATATTTCCATGAGCTGTTGGAGTATCAGGATCATTAATTGTTCCTAAAGCTTCGTCCATTTCTTTCATGTCTTTAGCTTCATCCAATTCGTCTTCATGTTCCATTTCTTGAAGTTTTGCAGCGAACATTGATTTCAATTGAGGTGTGAAGGCTTCTTCTAGAGCGGCTTTTGCATTTGCGATAGCAGTTTCTTTAACAGCTTTAGCATCTGCGATTGCTTCTTTAAGCAAGTCTCTGTTTGTTGCCATTTTTCCTAAATTATTTGTTGGGAAAATACGTTTATTGAGAAACGTAATAGAATTT